TCATCGCCTCAATGGCTGCCTTCAGGTCGGCGTCCTGGTTCTTGCTGGACCGCAGAGCGTCCATCTCCAGCAGAGCGGCGATGGCCTTGGCGTTCTTGCCCTTTGCGGCTGTGATGGCGTCCTTTACCTTACCGTCGAAGGCCATGCCGTCCAGCTTGGCCTGCCACTCCTGGTCCTTGGTGGTCAGCTGGCCCTGGAGGGTGGTGATCTGGCCCTTGAGCTGGTCTACGTCCACATCCTTGAAGGCGGCCAGACCGTCTTTGGCGGTCTTCAACTGCTCCTTGATGGACTCGTAGTCCGCAAAGGGCTTCTTGGCCGCCTCGATGTCCCGGCCATTCTCGGCCATGATGGTGTCGATGATCTCGGCGGTCAGGGCCTGGTCGCCGATCTTCAGGTTCTGTAAAAACTCGCGCTTCATGGTGCTTCCTTTCTCCGCTACGCTTTGATAACGGGGGTGGCGTCCCCTGCGGCGGCCCTCATTACGCCCGGGCCTGGGCAAAAATGGTATGAAAAAACAGGGGCTACTCGCACCCTGTTCCATCAACATAGTAACAGCATCGTCCGTCTCTCCAGACAGCACACCCTTCTTGCGGGCACCCCATCATTGTGTAAGTCCACTGTGTAATCTGCTGTGTGTTGTTATTTCTGCCGTCGTCATCATATTCGTTCGTAACTTGCAGGACTTGCTTTTCGGCCTTCCGGTTATATGGGCAAATAATGGGTGCTCACCTCCAAATTTGATCATAAGAAAATAGCCAGCGCGCGGCAGTTTATGGCTTTACAATTGTGATGACATCCGTCGCAATCTTGGCTAGCTTCCTCATCGCGCTGTTTTCGTGCAAATACTCAGCGCCCTTTAGGGTAATTCTTGCGGAACGGATATCGACGTTCACATTCCCGATGATGTCCGGCTTAATGCTAATTCCTGCAACATAGCCCTCGTCCAGAAGAGAACGGATAACGTCAAGCCACTCATCATCTTCGATCCCGAGCCTTTGCGGGCTGATGATGGTGCCCATATAGTCGGCCTTCTTCTTGGTCTCAAGGCTGTGCAGAATTTTATACGCAATTTGCAAAGTGTCCATTATTTCTCCCTCTTCTTGCAGTTGGAAAAATACAGGTCATCATAAACCCGCTGGGCCTCCCTGCCAAAGTCGTTGTAATCCTGATAGTGAGGTGGAGCAAAGCCTTTCTCCTCAATCAACTCGGTAAGTTCGTCAAGCGCATCATTCAGCATTCTGGCTGTCAGAGCGGTTGGAAGATGCTTTTCGAGAAAAGCCTTTGAACTCTCTTGCATTTTTAACACAAAATCACCCGTTTCTCGGATTCGTCTGAATCAGTCTCTTATCTCTTATGCTCAAAGCGACAACAGCATTTTCCCCATACACGGTTTGTCGAATATCCCCATCATCAAGATGACGAATTTCCCCGATCTTGTCCGGGTGCAGAAGCGCATCCAGCACATCCTCTATGGAGACACCACGGCGCATCCCCGGGTGCGGTGTCGATGTTTGCCCGATAACACGGTCAATAAAGTGTGTGGCAAAGCTCTCGATTTGGACGCCAGTGAAAGTAGTTGTTCCAACAATGCGGCTCTGTATATCTGCGCTGGTCTGCTCATACTGTTTAAATCCGACAAGCGGGGAAATATCATGCTTTTCCACGGCCCGCGCATATCCTTGCAGCAATGCATACCGAGGAGAGTCAGTATACTTCACATCGTAGTATTTTGCAAGAGATTCGATGGATTCATTTGCGCCAATTTCTTTCGACCATTTTTGGTAATGCTGCTCCGCACCAGCCGTTGCCCTTTTTGCCTGTCCCGGCCCAAAACCAGCCACCACAGCTCGCTCCGGCTCAGTCCGCAAGCCTGCAGCGCTGGAGAAGCGTTTGTACTCCTCGTTCAACCGCCGCAGCCTGATCTGGTCTGTCCGAAGTTTCTCTGCATCGCCGGTTGCCTCATCTACCAGGATACGGTTCTTCTGCTTCCGTATGGAGCGCTCCACTTTGCGCTGCATCTGTGTCGCCTCGTAGCCGGTGTAGTGCTGTCCATCGTAGGTGATACCCCTCTCGTTATCCTCCCGGAGCGCACGAAGCTCGTCCTGCGTATACTGCGGGCTGTTTATCCCAAGCAGGATCGGGAATGCCACGTGCCCGCAGTTCAGCGTCCCAATGCGCCTCCGAAGGCTGTTGTTCAGGGCCTCATACTCCGCATCGGTGTACTGCCTACCCTGTATCGGCTCATGGTCAGGGGCGCTGTTGGCGTGCGCGGAGATCTCCCATCCGTCAGCGCCGAGATCATCGTGGTTCCGTTTGGTGATCTGCTCCATCATCAGTCCAAGGCCGCCCATGATGTTGCGCCGTGTGGCCGCCTCAATGGAGGTGTGTACTCCGCTTTCGTAGTCGATGATCCTGACACCAAGATCGGCCAAATTTTTCGTCGCCCGCCGGATCGCTGTATTGTAATCCGTCGCTCCAGTTGACACCTGCCTGAACGCGTAATCCATGCACTCCCGGTATGCGTCCTGGAGCGGCAATACAACACCGTTTGGCCCTACCATACCAAGCGTCTGCGTCAGGTTTGTAAAGTCCTCCTGGGCCAGCCTGACTGCAGCAGAAACAATTTGCTGCAGCGCCGCGTTTTGTTCGAACGGCAAAGCCTGTACGTATGGGAGGCGCTTGATATCAAAGTCGTATCCAACTTCTGCCGATTGGGTCAGAAGCCTCCTCAGCTCTCTGTTGGAAACATTAAGCAGCTTCCTGAGCCTTTTTTTGATCTCCCGCTGCGACAATCCAAGCTGTTGAGCCCGCCATATCTGATAGGAAGCCGTGCTGGTGAGCTGACCAGCCCCAGCAATGCGGCGGGCGATATCCTCAACTAGGAAGTCGTTGATCGGATCAGCCACGCGTGCTGCGGCGTCCTGGAGCGCTGCGATCTGCTCCGGCGTCAGCATGGTCAATCACCGCCTGTCAGCGCACTCAACTCCGGCATATAATCCCGCCGTATTTTTGCCATGTCCGCCTCTGTCTCGCATGGTAATTCGTAATACCAGGCTAGGTAGCGTTCCGGCTTCAGGATTCCTGCCTGCACCTGCTCCAGCATCTCCTGGCCTACCTTCTCGCGGTTGTACAGGACGCCATCTCCCCAATCCACTACAAGGCCGTCCTGGTCAAAGTCCCTATGCTGGGTCAGCTTATACATATAGCCAAGGACAAAGCAGATGCGGAGCGTCTCTCGCATAGCCTCTTCCCACGCCTGCTGGAAGTCGATGATCGTCAGGTTGTAGTCGCCCTCAGATGATGTGATCTCCTTCGCCGTCCGGTCTACAGCCTCCACCTCAGACAGGATTCCGCGCTTAAGCCCGATCTGCGACTCTACGTTGCGCAGATACTCTGTTTTGCGCGCCAGGAAGGATTGCTCACGGAGCGTGGGCGAAAAGATCGTCACGCCTACGCTATCCGGATCATCATCCAACGCGGTAAACACATCGTCTGCCAGGCGCTTGCGCCCATCCGGCCCGATCTTCATCATATCCCCGCTGACGATAAGGCGGCTCTTCCCGCGTTCAAATTCCCCGTTGATCTGCGCCTCGTTTCGGTTAATGTTGTGGATCAACTGGACAGCAGGCGCATAGAGGGACACAGGATCGTCTGATCCATCCACACAATTTACCGTCGGAGTTTTCAGCTGTGCCAAACCAAGCCCAAAAAGCCGCTCTGGGAAGACGATGTACGGCTCCAGTTCCTCGTACTTGGCTAGGGTGCTCAGCGGCACTTCGATCCCCAGGACGCTCCTGTCCGCTGACCGGAACAGCTTGTTTTCGATTGTGAGCCACCCGTTTGCATCTACTGTGCGCCGCTCCAAAAGTGCGTAATAATCGCCGCCGACAGATGAAAACTCTGCCGAGCCGATGCTTGTCGCGTTACCAGCGGAGTCGCGCTCCAAAACCAGGTAGCAGTCCCGCCGGACAACAACGAAATCAAATCCGTCTACAGCCGGAACCGGCTTTATGTAGCAGCTTCCGCCGATCAGAGCAAACTGCATCGCTTTTTTGCGTACCAGATCCAGCTTTTTAAGGCAATTTGCCGCAAACTCATCATCAGATGAAACAGAATACTCGGAAAATGCAGCCTTTGTGATCTTGTTTACCACAACGAACGGTATGCGTTGGCACGGGTCTTCCTGCTCGGTCGGCTCTGTGTCAAAGTAGAGCCGGAACCACTCATCTATCGCCTTCCGCATCTGCGCAGTTGTTGTATCCTTGGCCTGGAATGCCTGTTCGAGCGTAGATATTTTGCTGTTTGTGGACAGCATGGCAGATAATATGCTCACTGTCGCTTCGCCTCATTCCCGTAAACAGTTATCCTGGCGCTCCTGCGCATCGCTGATTCCATGCCTCTGATGTAGGCATTCAGCCGGTCGATTTCCCGGCGCTGTGCATCGATTTGCTCCGAAAGGCGTGCATTGGCCTCCAACAGATCATCCTTGCACCACGCGGGCAGGAACTTGTTATAAAGCCATCGTTTGAACTTGCCCACTACCGTCCCCTCCGTCTCCACACCGGCTCCAACGCATAACGCACGGCATCGATGTGGTGGTTGTTCGTATCCGGGTATCCGCTGATGATCTCCCCATCCTTGGTCCGCTCGTATTCGTACTCGGTAAATTCCCGGTAGGTATCCGGGCAGCGGTCTGGGTCGATATAGACATGCGCTAGCGACTGCAGCCACTTCATGGAGTATTC